TTGTAATCATACCAACAAGTATCCATATTAGAGTCGTTTGCAAAACCTGAAAGATATAATGTATCTCCAGAAACTAATGAATCATAAGTTCCTGTAGGAGAAATTATATTTATTGTTGGAGCGGATGGGTCAATTGTAAAGATCCTTGTTTCTGTTGAATTGCTTTGATCTGTTGTAGTCCATACAGTTGCATTTACTTCCCATTCTGCACAGGTACATCCTGATTTATTATAAAATCTTGTATCATCATCAATAAAATAACTTTCATTTAAAACTCCATCTTTGTAAAAGTTTATTGTTAAATTTTCAAAATATGTTTCTGTTAAGGAAATATTAACAGGAATATAACTAACTAAAAGATTTGATGCATTTGCAAAAGTTGGAGAAACAAATTCTATAAATGGTGTTGTATCAATTGTTAAAGTTCTGTTTACTGTTGAAGTGCTTTCTCCGTCGTTGTCGTTACCTAAACAACTCCAAAGATAAGTTTCTTCTGTTAATGAAGTTGTGAAAGTATAATTTGTATTGTTTAATCCACTTGAATTTGTTTGATTTAAACTTCCGTCAATATAAAATTCCATTGAAGTAAAGTTTGTGTCGTCTGAACCGTAACAAGTAAAATTTTTACTTCCTGTTGTAGATTCTTTTGCGTTATTTGCAGGAGAAATTTGAGTTACTATTGGAGCATCATTATCTAAAGAATCATAAGTAATTCCTGTTCCACCGTTGTAAAGTTGTGTGATTTCTGTTGAAGTTAAAGCCCTATCCCAAAAACCAACTTCATCAATCTTTCCATCAAAAAAAGCGTATCCTGTCTGCCTTGTTCCTAAAGCAATAGCAGTTGTTCCAAAAGAAACAACTGTAGAAGAAATAGGAGAACAATCCAAACTTCCATCTAAATAAACCTTAATATCTGTTCCATCCCATACCCCAACAACAAAATACCAAGTAGAAGAAGATAAAGTAGAAGTGCCTAAAACTTTATTATATCCTCCTCCATTTCCATTTAATAGAAATATTTTATTGGATTCAATTCCAAACTCATAATTTTTATTATGTTCTGTGGAATCCTCTAATTTTGAGAAAATAAAATCATCTGAAGTTCCATCCCTATAAATCCAAGCACTTATCGAATAAGCAGATAGAGAATTAAAACTTGCATCATTTGAAATATTTATCCTATCATTAGTTCCATCAAAATTATATGCTCCTCCTATTTTTCCACTTGCAGTATAAGTAGCCCCATCGACAGTTCCATCATTTGAATTTACACTATCAATTTGATTTGAACTACCAACATTTAATTTCCAGTAAGAAACTAAATCTACATTCAAATCTGCAGTCCAAGTTGCCCATTCATCAATCCTTACTCCAAAGAAATTTGGAATCCATTCAACACTATCATTTACTTCAACAATTGTAAATAATCCAACTGTTAAAACATCCCCCTCCATCCAATCTGAATTATGTATTGTTTCCCAGACAGGTAACCATTCCCAATGCCATCCATCAATAACCATTATGCAAGTTTCATTTCCTGTTGTTTGATTTGTATAACATTCTTCAACCCAATCGTCTACTTTTGTTTTTTCTGTTGTTTTAAATTTCCATTCATAATCACGATTAAATTGTCCATTACCATTTCCACCATTACCATTTCCACCATTACCATTTCCACCATTACCATTTCCTCTATGATATAATTCTAATTCTTTAAATGCTTGATTATAATCGTCAAAGACAGCCATATTAAATTGTGCTACTTGTCCATATCCAGCAGGAACCTTTTCATGTAATGAAGAAGTTAATTGTATTGTAGCAATATCTGCGCCTAAACCAAACCCATTAACGATTGTCATTGTTCTTGTGTTTGGGTCATACTGTCCAACGTTATCAAATTCAAATGCACTTACAGTTGCTAATAACAATATTCCCATAATCATTAAGATTAAAAATTTCTTATTCATCTTTCAAAACTACTCCCGCTTCTAAACTTTCCATACATTATAATTCCAGTAAGGATTATTATTCCAAGTAATAACAAATCAAAGTTAGTCACAATGAAATCAGTTATCGGAAGATCTAAAACTTCTGTTGCAAATGAATCCAATCCGAATATTGTTGAAATTGGAGCTGTAACTGTGTGGGAAAACATTAATGCAATTATTGCACTTATGAAGTAGAACAATGAAAATATTGGATGACTATCTACCATGAAACTAAATACAAATAACATTATCACATTCACTAAAAATCCAATTGCAATTAACCAATCCCAGAAATTAAGAAAAGTTGTGTGAACGAAGTCCACATTAGTTGATGCATCAGGGGAAGTGGTGTTTATTGCTCCAGAGAACGCAGTTAAGGAAGTATTTACTACTTTCAACATAATTGGTGCTAGAATTAATAAAGCTACAACTGCCACTATGAAATAAATCACGTCTGTTTGTCCTTTAGTATTTACCATTTACAACTTTCTCCCAATCTTTTATATTAAATCTCATATTGGATCTTGATAACTCTAATGCAATATATCTTTGAACACTTACTTTTGGGGGTGGAGGAACTCTATGTCCAGCATCTTTGGATAATTCAATTTGAACATTTCTCCTCTTTGTCCCATTTATCGCTTCCATTAATTTCCTTGAAACTTTAAAGGTACTATAATCTTTTTCTTTATTCATTTGACTTTAGTCCTCCTTTAACATATGAAATGAAAAATGCAATTATTGGGAGGATAACCATTGTTAAACCACCAACTCCAATTAACCAAACTAAAAAGTCGTCTATGAAAGAATTACCCAAATATGTTTTTCCTAGAATATAAGCTGCAAACATAACAAAATAAGTTGAAACATTTATTATTAAATCATTTGCATCAAAATCCCATTGTATTAAGTGAAAGATTGTGTAAAGTAATAATCCTAACATTCCTCCAACAAAGATTAAGAAAATTATAACAAACATATTAATGGTTGAACCTGCGGGAGAATCGTTCCCATTTGCGGTTACGTCAAAAAAGAAACATTCGGTTTTGACTACTCCGTCCTTGTCACCTTTGACCCCAAAAAAATATCTCCCTTCAAGTTGTGGAGAATAAGTATAAGAAAAATGTATGTCGGACTTACTCATTGCACTATTATAGGGAATTGAAGTCCCATTTGAAATGGTGATATATGTTAAATTAACATAACTACAGGTTGTACATACCTGTGTAAGTTCAATTGAATCGTTCTTCATAATTGGATCAGAAAACTGGGAACAATCCCTTTCGGACGCAGAAATCAACGGAACACAAAGTAAGGAGAATACAATTAGGAATAAGACAACCTTTTTCATACATTAGTTACTATCTTGTTATTTAAATATTTAAGTCTTTTCTTGAATCAATTATTAATTTATATCCCACTGCGATTATACATAACCCGGAAACAAAGGGATTTATGAATTGAGTAAAACCAAAACAGATTAAACTAATTCCAATGATTCTTTTGGTTTTTGGTTTAATGTGTTCATATTTTTTGAAATACTTTTTTATTATTTTGTTTGTATCTATTTTCATTGATACATATCTTTTCCTATTAAAAAGTATTCATTTAACTTAACTTTGACATATAAGTCTTTTCCTACTTTTACATAAAAATCACTAACTCTTTCATTAACAAATGCTGGTTTGAATTCTAATTCTCCTTCTTTGGCAAGTTCTTCAATTGTTTTTGTTTTCTTTTCCATCTTTTTTTGTTTTCCTCCAATCTGTTCTATCGCAATCCTTACAATAACTTGCTCTCCATTCTTCTCTAAAAAATTCTCCGCACCTCTTACAAGCCCTGAGATATATTTTCTTTTTACTTCTCATTTGATTAAATTTGTTATGATCCTCATTATTACAAAACTTATTATTAACAAGGATAAAACTCTTGTAACTAAATTAAATATAACTATCTTTTTTATACCTTTCTTTTTCTTTTTGATTTTCTCCATATTATTTTCCTCAAATCTCTGTTTTCTTCTTTCAACTTATTCACTTGTATGCACCTGTAATTCCATATTGCTACAAGTCCTATGCTTATTGCTACTTGAAATAGAAATATTACAAACCAAGTTGATTCAGGTATAATCATTGTCCAGTTCATTCTTCTTCACCTACCATTGAGGATGCGAATTGTTTTTCCTTTTCATTTTGACCATAATCCTCATCAAAAATTAGAGAGGTATCTGTCTCTAATAATCTTGCTACTTTAATTCTCATATAGGTGGGCATTTTCCAAATTCCCCAAGAATAAAAATACCAGAGTTGTGGAGAAACTTCCATTTTTTTATAGAACTTCGGTTTATTGAATCCTTTATTCTTAATCAAAGTATCTAATCTCATTTTCAAGAGGTGATTTTTTGGATAAATATATTTTTCTTTTGGCATTTTATTCACTTCCTCCAGACAAGGCGTCAAGACACTCTGGACAATAATGAATATCTCCAGCCCATTCAGTTCCACAAGTAATATTATCTGGATTCTCTTCTGGGAAACATCTCTTTCCACATCCTTTTTTACTTACCATTATTTACCACTTTCTGTTTAATTGTGAATTGTCTTATTTTTTGAGCAAAGATTGTATCTTTAATTGTTAAAAAGATTACTGCAATTATTAAAAATGGAAATCCTATATTTATTTTATTATTAGCAACATAAATTATCCCCCAAACTAATAAAGGATATGCTACAACTCCAAACCAATTAGCATAAGTCATTCTTTTTTGACCTCTTCTTTAGTTTCTACGAAATTATTACAACCACAACCTTTTCCACCATAAGAACAAGGGATTGGTTCACCTTTTTCTGTGTGGTCAAATCTTGAATGATTACAATTGGCACATAAATCAAGAGGAGATTCTTCTTTTTTCTGTAAGGCGTCAATTCTTTTAGGCATTTCACAACAATCTTCTTCCTTTGATTCTTTCCCTAATTGGACTGCAAACTTTACCGTTTCTTCAACTATCTTAAGTTTATGATTACAATTTGGACACCTAGTCATCTTTCTTCTCCTGTGCAACATCAATTAAACCTCTAATAGTTTCTTCATAAGATTGTCTTGGATGAATTTTAAATTCATCTAGTAATTCTTTTGTTTCCTTTGTTATTTTTATTGTTGTGTTTACCATAGTATAATAGAGTATACCCAAGTATATAAAGGTATTGTTTTTAGGTTATGTCGCAAATAAGGGACTTGAATAAGGGTGTCGCATTAGGGACTTATTTAATCCTCTTTAGAATATAATTTTTCTTTACAATCCTCACAATAAAATTCTTCATTATAATCCTCTGCTATGACTTTAAAATTTTCTCCACAATAAGTGTATTTTTTTGTATACCATTTTTGGTTTCTCTCTTGCTCTTCAACTGCTCCATTACTTCCATAACTCATATTAAATTTAATAATTAAATCTTTTTATATTTTCTTATTAAGAAATATTTTCGGTTCCGAAACATTTAAATAAAATAGGTACCTGAATTTATTATGAAAATAATTAAAGTTGCTTCAAAGAAAGTTGGAGATGTTGAATATTCTAAATATGTTCTTAATCTTCCTAAGGGATTAGTTGAAGAAAGTGGTTTTGTTGGGAAAGATTTGAAAGGTAAGTTTGAGAAAGGTAAGATTAGTTTAGAAGTTGAAGATTAAAATAAAAAACTTAATTTTCTAATGCTTTTGAGTAGGGTAATGATTTAATATAATCTTCCATAAATTGCCAATCTGGTTCTCCATGAGAATCTACTGGAAGCTTTATTTTCGTTGACCTTAATCTATCTCCAGTCCAACTTCTCCCAAAAGAAAATTTTGGTCGTTCTTGGTCAAGAATTGCAACAAGAAATATTCCATTGTACTTATTTATTTTATTATTATAACCACAAGAGGTCTTCCCACTCATACCAATAAAATCTTTTTCTTGATATGTAGCATAACCTGCACTTCCTGCTCCGATTTGTATAAAAACAATACAATTCCCTTCTGATATAAATTGCTCATTACCTTTTTTTGAACACATAACATCCAATCCATTAGTATTTTTCTTAGCAGCTATATATGGAATTTCATCTCCTGGAATTAATTCATTTGTTGTAATTCCATTAGTCGGTTTAATTTTTGGGAAGATATATTCAAGTTCAAAATATTTCCATTCGTCTACTTTTAATGGAAGAGTTTTATTTGAAAATCTAGCAGAGACTTCTCCTTTAATGTCTTGATTACTTAATATCTTAAATACCACAATGTCCTTAATAAGTTTAGAAAAATATTTTTCTGTCAATTTTCTATAATCTGTTTCCAAATATGCTTCTACACACCATTCGTCTTCTGCTCCAATATTTGCTTTTATACATTTCCCAGCAATTTCATTTCTATCATTATAGTTTTCTAACCATTCTTTTTTAATCGCTTCCCATGTATTATTTGAATCAATCCTGCCTTCTTTTTTTAATTTCATAAATCCATCATCTTTCCAATAACCAAACCAAGTCTTAACTTTTGAATTATGCTTTATTCCAGCCCTAAAAACCATAATACAAGTAACTGTTCCAACAGGATAAAATAATTCATCTGGCATAGACATAACTGCTTCTAATGTGTGATTTTCCAATATTTTTTCTTTTAGGTAATCTTTTCCAATTGCACAACTCATTGGAACAATTGCAACACAAAGAGAGTTTTTCTCTAAAGCATTAAGATTTGCCAAAATAAAATTAAACTCACTTGCTGGTTTTTTTTGAGAATAAGGTGGATTTAAAAAACCAACTGTGGGTTTATGATTTTTATTAACTTTTTCAGAAAGTTTTAATCCATCATCGTTATAGAAATTAGATTTACCATCTTTCATAAGTATCATATTTGCACAACCAAGTGTAAACATTTTCCCATCTGCTTCTACGCCGATTAATCTCTGATTTTTTATTTTATATGTTTCTTCTGAATCTTCTTCTGAATCTTTAATCATTCTTTTCATTGCACTAATAATAAATCCTCCAGTTCCACAACAATTATCATAAATTGTATCTGTTTTTTTTACATTTGCCAAATCTACAAACAAATCTGTTATATGTCTAGGAGTTAATACAATTCCTAAACTTTTATCTCCATTTGCATATCTTAAAAATTCTCCATAAAAGGCTCCAATTATATCATAATTAAATTTATATTCTTCAATAAAGAAATGAACATTATTGTGAATTTGTAAAATTAGTTCATATAATTTATTTTCTTTTTTATTTTTTATAATTGACAAATCTTTAATGAAACTATAATTTCTAATCATACTATTTCTTTTTCCTTCTGGAATTTTTTCTTTTTTTAATCTCTTTTCAATTGTTTCCAGTAAATGTTCTGCAGAAAATTCGCTTGATTCTTGCTCTGGGTATGCTTTTCTGAATCTATTATCATCTAAAGCTAAAAGAATCCCACTTACTAATAATGCCCTATCTTTTTCAGAAACCTTTAATTCCTCCCTTAAATAATTATTAAGTTCTCTTGAATATTTCATTAATTTTTGATATTCTATTTCTTCTCTTTCTTTATCCTCTTTAAATAATCTTAAATAGTCGGTTATTGATAAAATTAGTTTTGTTGATAGTTCCCTAGTTAATTCATCCTTTAATTGAAGGAAATTTGATACTTTTAAGTTGTTTTTTTCTTCACCGCTAATAGCAATAGAAATAACATTAAATTCTTTTGATAAATATTGTGAATATAATTTAACTCCATCAACTGCATAATCAGAATATTTATCTCCCTCTTTACTTTCATGTCTTTTTATTTCTGCTTTGCATTCAATAACAATCAGTAATTTTGGAATTTCTGGAAAAGAAATTATTAAGTCTGGTCTTCCATCGCCACTTCCTCGCTTTGAAGCTGTTTTTAATAATTTTTGAATAATTGGATTGTCCGATTTTTCTCTTTCTAAAATAAATGTTTCTCTTAATTCATCTTTATTAAAAATATCTCTTACTAAGTCATGGGTTTTTGCTTCATTAACCATTATTTTTTCACCTCTCTCAAACACATAAAAGTTTTTCCCACTCTTAAACTTTTAGCAAATTTTAGATTAAACATTTTTAATACTCTCCTTAACCAAATCATTAATCATATTTTTTTCTGATAACCAAGACATAAAAACAGTTCTCAAAACTTCTGCTTCTGTTCCGCCCATTACTCCAACAAGATTTTTTAGTATTGCTTTTTGTTTGATTGTGAGTTTTACATTTAATTGCTCTGAATTTGTTTTTTGCTTTTTATTAGCCATTTGTATCTTATCCATATTCATTTAGATACATATTAGTATGATTTAAACTTTTTATATCTTTCTATAAAGTATCGGTACCGAAAGGTTTATATATCTTCGGTACCTGAATATTATATGACAGAAACAATAAAACAATTTTCAGAACAAAGAAAAGAACGAGCAAGACAAATTCTAGAAACTTCAGAACCTCAAATAATAAACGAAAATACTTTCTTAGTTCAATCTCAAAATTCAGATAAAAAATACACAGTTACTTATGAAGATACTTTCTCTTGTGAATGTCAAGACTTCAAAGAAAGATGTCAGGGTCATGGAAGATATTGTAAGCATATTCAGAGTATAATTCTATACAACAAAGTTAAACAAGTTTTAGAAAAACAAGAAGAAGTTTTTGTTTTAAATTCAGAACAAAATAAACCTTTATGCCCTTGCTGTAATTCAACTAATTTAATCAAAAAGGGAATAAGAAAAAATAAATTAAAACAAGTTCAAAGATATGGCTGTAATGATTGTAATAAGAGATTTACATTAGAGCCAATCAAACACCTTAAAGTTAATTATAAGTTCGTTACATTGGCGATGGATTGTTATTACAAAGGTTTGAGTTATAGGGATATATCAGACCAATTCAAACAATTCTATAATGTTTCTTTACATCACGAAACAATAAGAAGATGGGTTTTGAAGTTTAGTAAAATTATGGAAACTTATTCAAAATCTATTAAACCAAATATTAAAGGGGTTTGGAATGCAGATGAAACAATGGTTTTAACTAAAAGAGGAAAAGATAAAAAACACAAAGGAATAGAATTTGATTATTTATGGAATGTTATGGATAATAAAAGTAAGTTTGTTTTGGCTTCTGTAAATTCTGGTCGTGGTAGAAGTTCAAAGGATGCTCAAAAAGTTTTCACAGAAGCATGGAAACAAAACGGAAAAATACCATATCAAATTATAGTGGATGGTTACAAGGGTTATCAAAATGGATGTAGAAGAACTTTTAGAAATTGGGGAAATGAAAGAAAAGTTAAATTTACTTCAATCGTAGGAAAAAGAAAAAAAGTTAATAATAATGCAGTTGAAAATTTACACACTCACCAAAAAGAAATGTTAAAAGTTCGTAGGGGAGTTAATGAAGTTCAAACTTATGCTGATGGTTTTAGAGTATTCCATAATTTTATTAGAAAGGCAGTTAAGGACAAAAAAACACCTGCCGAAAGAATTGGTTTAATTATTAATAATTCTAATCGGTGGATTGGAATGTTAAATGAAAGTGTTGAAAAATATAATATTGAAAAGATTAAGTTAGAGAAAGAAATTAAGTGTTATGCTTAAAATGTTTTCTTGTAATGTTTATCATTAAACTAAAATATTCTTCTTTTGTTTTTATAATTCCTTTTTGTTTTAAGTCTGAACATAGTTTTAGAAACTCTTTGTTATTTCTTAATTGTTCCATTTTCTTATAATCCTTTCAAATGGATTAATCCTATTTAAGCTTTTATTACTACTATGAACTATGAAAAAGAGGAGAAATAGTTTTGATATAATCTTGGAAATTTATAATTTTCTAAAGAATAATAAGACAAAAGAATATTCTCTTAATCAAATCTTCAAGAAAGTTAAAACAAAGTATGAAGTAGCAAATAGATGTTTAGAAACTTTGAAGAAGTTGGATTTAGTGAATGAAAGAAAGGGCGATAAGAAACCTATTTCTGAAAGATTATTTAGTTTTAAGAAGTAAAAAGTCCCGTATGCGACAGACATTTAATTTTTAATCAAAAGTCCCTTATTTGCGACATAACCTTGTTTTTAGTTCGGTTTTGTGATAAATTATGAATTGTTGTTTAGCTTACGCTATTTAGAAATAATTTTTAAAAGAAAAATGATTATTTTACTTTTACTATACTCATATACTTTACCCCTGCTTTTTGTAATAATTTCTTTTTTGTTTTTGCTTGTTCCCTTGTATATGAACGATTAAGAGTTTTACCTTTTCTCTTTACTAGAAAATTTCTTTCTACCATTTTATTTATTTCCTCCCTTACAATTTTGTTTTAACATAATATTTATAGTAATTTGAATTTTAAATATTTAACTATTTTTTATCTCCATAAATATTTATTGATTTATCTTTAGTTTTCTTTTTATGAAATAAAACATATCCCCAAAGAAAACCACATATTAAACCAGTAAATAATCCTAAATAATAATTAATCATTGTTTCTCCTTTGATGTAAAAGCCGAACTGATTCTCTCTTCAGCTATCTTAAAATATCCTTCATCTAATTCTATTCCTATAAAATCCCTATTGAGATTTTTACAAGCTACTCCAGTTGTTCCAGAACCCATAAAACAATCCAAAACAACATCACCTTCTTTTGAGGAATGTTTAATTATATTCTCCATCATCACGACAGGCTTAGGTGTTATGTGTCCTTGCTTTTTAGCTATTTCGTAGTTCCAAACTGAATGATGTGTTTTTTGATTATTAAATGTAAATCTCAAATCTTCATACTCCTCTCTCAAATCTTCATACTCCTCTCTCAAATCTTCATACTCCTCTCTCAAATATTCATACTCCTCTCTCAAATATTCATACTCCTTATCTTTGTTCAAATAATTTCTAATCTTTTCATACTGCTCTTTCATAATAAAAGATTTTCCAGTAGTCCAATTTGAAACACACCCAGTCATTCCCCCTGTTTTTGATGGGAATAGTTTTGCTATCTCTGATATTGTAACATTAGCTTTTTTAAATTCAGATAATAAATATTCTGCAACTGGATTAACACATTTTCCCATAATTTTACTTAACCCTGTTTCGTCCTGAAAGGTGTAATATAGACAATACTCTGCCATCTTTTGATAATTCCTTAACATCTCCACTTCTATAAATCCATCAAGAAATCCTTTTTTTTTACTCCCTTCAAATCTCTTATTCCAAACAATCATCTGTCTAAATATAAAGTTTGTATCTGATTCTATAATGTTCATAAGTTTGGAAATAGTAGGCATATTATTATGCCAGAAATAAAAGCTCCCATTATCTTTTAAAACTCTCTGAAGCTCTAAAAATACGTCCTTCATCCATTCCTCATAATTATCAATCTTATCCCAAGTGTCTTTTCCTATATTGTATGGAGGGTCTATTAGGATTAAGTCTATGCTTCCAGCTTCTAACTTCCTCATCTCTTCTAAACATTCTCCTTGTATTAATTCCATCAGTTCGCTTCCTCGTTATAAGCCGTAAAGATTTCTTTGAATAATGCAGGGGGAATAACTGATCTTTCCATGTTTCCTTTTATTCCTTGAGTTCCAGTTTTAGATCCTCTTGGGGCTGGTTCGTGATGACAATCTTTATTTCCATTCTTACAAGTCTTTGGTGTCCAATCTAAATTAGTCCATATATCTGTTGGTTTTGCTCTTGAATCTCCATATTGACAATACCATGCAGTTTTCCTATATTCTTCTGGTAAAAACCATCTTGCTCTTGCTCTGGGATTTTCTATAAAGAATATTTTATTATGTTCAATACAGAATTTAGCAATATCCCAACATAACCATAATAACTTTCTACCTTCAATAGCTTCATCTGTTTTAGGTTCTTTATCTGCTGTCCAATGGGTGTTCCCTGAAGCCATACTAAAGGTTGTGCATGGAGGGGACATCCAAACTATATCTGCTTCTTCAATTTTATTAAAAAATTCTTTCATTGTAGCATAGCTTATTTTTATAGTTAAGTCGTTATCAAACTTTATTTTATTATCTACGCAAAAGGTTTCATGTCCTAGTTCTCTTGCTACTTTACTAAAAGATTGTGTTCCTGCAAATAGTTCTACTGTTTTCATTTTCTCTTCTCCTTTTGTTCTTTTTGTGAATTTAGAATTATTAAATCAAAAGTTCCAGATAAAATTTCGGAAGGATATATTTTGAATTGAATTTCTTTATCTTTTTCCAAATGTCTAATTCTATTCTTTATTTCATATTCTAAAACAGCCCTACTACAACAATTTATTATCATTTTGATTTCACCTGTGTCTTGTTAAGCGAAGTCGCTTTAGAGTGTTTACACGCAGTTTCAATTATCCTATTTACTACATGGGTAGCTGAAAGTAAATGAGCATATTTTCCCCCATTACGATTATAACTTTCAACATATCTTTTCCATTTTTCTTTTAATTCTTTTGCGAACTTTTGTGAATTTATTTCATGTTCAATCATTTTTGACTTTCCTTTAACATTTTATTTAACTCTTGAGTAATTATCTTCAATTGTTCCCTTAACATTCTATGTTTCAATGTAAGTTCTTCAAACTTCTTTTCAAGAACCGCAAATTTATTTTTTGGTCGATGTTTGGATTTCTCAATACAAGCTTCACAAAGTTTTCCCGTCGAGGATTTGGGTCGGAACTGCACCTCACACCTTGCACATGGTTTCAAGAATCTCTTTCTTACCTTCCCAGTTTTTGCACCAATCATTTTTCCCCCCTTGGAATTAAAAGTAAAAAAAAACAGGTGTTCTTGTCGTAAGAATAACCAATCGTAGTAATTTCTTTTGGGTTAAAATCTTTAATTTGTTCTTTCAAATTCAAATCGAATTCAAGTTCTGGGATTGTTTTCATAATCCATTCTCCTCTCTATCCCAATCATAACTATTTTGAACTTCCGCAGATGCAGGAGAGTTTTTCTTCTCAACTGCATTTTTGCAAAAGTAATCAACCTCTAGAGATGGTGATTTTACTTGGACTGGGTTCATTTGAATAACTCCTTTAACCAATTCCAAAATTTACCTAAGAACCATTTGGATTTTTCTGTTTTTATTTCTGGAATTTCTAAATCTCCAATATTATCAAAAGCAGTTGCATTATTCTCTAAATATTTAATCTTTTCAATAAATTCTGTTACTGTAACATATTCAGTTACATTTCTATTTACATATTTTGTCCTGGAACTTCCACTATGATGAACTACTACTGTTTTTACTTCTTGTTCTTTCAAATAAGTTAAGACTATTTTAAATTCATCTGGACTAATACTTTGAGGAATTATGATTTTTGCATGAGTTAAATTTGATTCTAAACCAAATTCAGTTACATTAATAAAAGTTGAATTATCAATTACAGACAAAGTTATATCACTTGATCCAAAGTTATGATTAACTTCTAAAGTTTCTCCAGGAAAGTATGCACTAGCTAAAGTTAAGAACATTATTCCTAGTATTATTGTTGCTATTTGTTTTTTCATTTTATTTCTCCTTTGTATTTTTTGAATATAAATGGAGAGACTTTCACTCTCCTGCTTTTGATTTAAAAAAATCTAAAATAATAATATTTGAGGATTTAACCTCGGATTACACTAATTGCGATTTCACAATCATTTACAACTGGTGCATCTTCTGGGACTACAATTTGATATCCATCAGTTGCAGCTCCTAGTCCTAAGACAGTTCCAGATACTGAATTTTCTCCAAATGCGTAAACACAATCTGCATAATTATCTAATCCAGTTACAATTTCATTTGAAAGTGTATAAGTCAAATCTGCTTCTCCTAAATTGTTTAATCTAGCACAAAGCATTCTTCCTTCTCCTGGATATAAACCATCCAAATCAATTGTTCCAGTTAATGGTAACCATTCAGTTGCATCTGCACAATCATTTCCATTGTAATTACCTGCATCTCCAATTATTGAATATTCGATTCCGTCAAATGCTTCATAAACATCTGCTTGGATAACGAAAGTATTAACAACAAAACCTGTTGCAAATACAAAACCAATAGCTAAAAATGCAAACAATGGGATCATAAACAGCTTTTTCATTTTCTTTTTTGTTTCAATTTCTTGTTTCATTTTTAATTCCTCCCTTACAATTGTTTAAATTTCTCATATGAAAACTCCCATATCTTCTAATTCTTTAATAACATTCTTTCCTTTGTCTTTTGGGGTTTTCTTCTTTTTCTTGGGATTGAGAATTTTGGAAATATTCTTAGAAACATTCTTGTTAGTTGGATTTTTATTTACCATTTATATACTCCTTAATTTCAAATTCAATAATCATTAACTTATACTGTTCAGTTAAGTCTTTCATTTCTCCAAGTGTTTTATTTAAATATTGATTCATTTTGTTATACTTATTATTATGTTAACTTGTTTATATACATTCCTTTTAATTCTCAAATGACAAACCTCAAATTGTATCTTGATTCAAGGTAATACATTTCTTGGTAGGAAGGTAAGGTGAATTGTTTGTTCAGTTTCATTTCCTCCCGTTCAATTAACTCCCATGGAGTAATCAAACATTTACACTTTGAACAGTATACTTCGATATTATTTCCGTATACTTCGATTGTGTTGTGGGGACATTTGTAGGTTAGTTTCACTTACCTAACAACTCCATTTTCCTCTTTGCTTTCTCAATATCTAAAGTAACTTCAATTCCTTGACTTAATCTTCTCTTATCTACAACTAAACCTAATCTCTTTAATGCTTTTCCAACCCATTTTTCATTAATCCACTTCTCTTCAAAATCTTCTACATTACCCAAAAAGTTTCTAAAGATTGTTGTAATGTTTCTAATTGAATTATAACCTATGTCTTTATTCATTTTTGAAACACAATGAAATAAAGAAACATCTTTACTTTCAACCATTTCTTCTTCTCTTTTTTCTTTGGATAATGTTCCTGCAACTTTTAATACATCTTGAAACACTTCTTCTCCAAATTCTTTTGCAATTAACATTAAAGGGAAGAATAATTCCAGATTTCTACCGTTTATACCTACACCATCTATACACTCGAATAACACTAAATCCTCTCTCTCAAGTGTAGTTAGTGGAGTTAGTGTAGTGTAAGTAGTATATGTAGTTGGTGTATTATATTTCATTTTTACCCAATTGTTCCATTTTTCTATATACCTTCTGGTATACACTACACTACATAACTGCACTAAATCCTTCTCAAGTGAACTTTTTACCATTAAAATCTCTTCTTTTACAAAAAAATCCTCAATTAACCGCATAACATCTTTTCTTTCCGATTTTTCAAGAACTATTGTAATACACCTATCTCCAAGTACTTCTTCCATTCCCCAAATGTTCGCTAATGCGATTGGACGGAATGGTTCAAACTCTTCAATCTGCATTTCAGAACCTTCTTTTGTATTAACTTTCTTAATTCTCCTAACCTTTGAACCTTTTTTATATGCAGAATTTAATAGTTCACGAGTTCCTTCTTGCCCTTTTCTAGTCATTCCCTCATATTCATCAATACCTAAAGAGTGTCCTTTTGGGTAACGGAAGAGAACTGCTTCTGTTGGAGAAGAAAGAACATCTCCTTTGTAAGCCATACTCATAATTAATTTTAGTGTTTTAGTTTTTCCAGAACCCCTCATTGCATTAATGAAAAGGTATGGGTAAGTATTAAATTGTTCGTGCATATAAGTTCCGATGATCCATATTGCAGTTAAAGTATAATATTCTTCACTCATATCAACATACTCTTTTAATACAGCTTTAATTCTGTTATATGTTTTCAATAAATACTTTCTTTGTTCTTTCTTTTTCTCCTCTTGATTCCATTTATTAAGAAAAACTTTATCTTCTTCTTCAATTTCTTGTGCAGGATCAATAACAAATTTTATTGATTCCCTAAATTGTTCTTTGTTTTCTTCCTTAACTTTCAAGAGTTCAATTATTAATTCCCCTCTAAAATCTTCTGTTAATGGAAGTTTAACTCTTTGTTCTGGAAATTGTTCTACTGTAAAATCAACCTCTTTTTCTTCACTCATTCCTTCCCCCTCTCTTCAAAAACACCATCGTTTCTAATTTCAAATAATGAAACTCTAACGTCTCCCAATTTTCTTTCTTTAATTAAAAATAATGTATCGGTTAATTTTTCAGTAATGAATCCATTAAGAAATATATGTATTCCTTTTTCATTAGTTCTTCTAAGTTTTAAATGAACTTGAATCTTTTCTTCAAAGAAGAATTTTAATTTATCCAAGTTAGTTCGTTCGTCTTGTGTCAAGTTTTCTGTTGTCATATTTACTACAAACTCCATTTCTTTTTAATAATTTCTAACTATTATAAAGTTTTAATTTTCTTAGTAACTTTAAAATGACAATAAGAAAAATCCCCACGGAGAAAAGAACGGGAGGTCTAAAGCCCGAAACTCCACGGGGAACTATGATAACCCTGGGTTAGTTAAGAGGTGACAAATCTACCCAGGGTTAAGTATGAAATGAAGGGAGAGGATGTTTTATAACGATAAAAGTGACTATACCGACCAATCCCTCTTTATCCCTCCGTGATTGATTATTATGTTTTTATTTTTGTTTGTTTCATTTTTTGTTGTTAAATTCAAATCTGGCAGATTTTGCATTTTCTACATGACGATCTATATCATTAAAATAATCTTCATTTATTTCAGCATCATCAAAAGCCGTATAAAATCTACCCTCATTTTTGGGATAATTATGATAATTAGAAATTGCACAATTTGTTGAAAGTAAGGTTATATTTAATTCTTCGCCAGGATATTCATAAAATTCTCCATTACAATAGTAACCTGTTTCTCCAGAACCATCTATCAATGGTTTTCCATAAACATCTATATCTGGGAAAATAATTTCATAGGGTTTTCTTTCAGGAATTCCAGACAAAATAATGCAATGTTTATGTGTCCCTTTTACTAACAGAGCAACTTTATCCATCTCATCTTTATTTAATTCTGTTGGTTTTACCTCTCCCCACATCTCTAATTCTGGAAACCAAAAATCTGGTAGATAATTTATCCCATTTCCAAAATTAAATCCTTCTTTTTCATATTCCCATTTTAAATCCATTGAATCAAAATAAACTGCCCACCTGGCTTCTAATCTTGACCTAAAATAATATCCTTTATATTTTGTATTAATTGCTTTTATTTTCATTTTTTAACCTCCTTTCAGCTATATTTGAAAGGTAACATGTTTTTAAGAGAACATGCAAACTCCCTTGCCTCGCCTTGCCATGCCTTGCCTTGCCATGCCCAGCCTAGTGAATATGAATGGAGAGAGTAATTTCTTACTCTACTTACTCTCTCCGTTCCAAGTCTTTCCTTGGTGTCCACATTACCTAAAATGCAGGTAGTCAATTTTTTATGGAGTTAGCTACCAACTGCTCCGAAGCGGGAGAGCAGGATTTGAACCTACCTCATAAAGAACTACTTTACTTACCAATTGTTTCGAGTTAGTTAAACTCAACTATTTCTCCCGCATAAATTAATAATAATAATAAATTATTTAATTGTTTCTGTTGAAACTTATTCTGATAAAGCAACAGAATATTTAGTAGCTTTACCTTCTCCAGTCTTTGTTACTTTAACAAATTTTAAGTCGGGTTTCAAAGCTAACATTTTCTTAATCTCTTCAAGAACTGTCCACGCAACTCTGTATTCTTGTTCATTAACAACCATAACTTTGTAGGTATAACTTTCTCCATCCTTATTTTCCCCATGTCTAGTTTCAATTGGAAAAGACAAATCCGCTCTATCTAAGTCTGTTATGTTTAGCGTTCTTTTTGGCTCATATGCCTGTGCTTCTTCTTTTAATGATGACATTTTTATTTACATTTCCTCCTTT